TCCGCGGCCAGCTGGTCGCCGCACCGCAGACCGGCGGGGTGCTGGTCTGGGAAGACACCTATCGCGCCAGACTGCGGCGCAGCATCACGGAGAGCTGACATGTCGATGTCGCACCAGACCCGGTTCATGATCGCCAAGCTGCAGGGCAGCGCCGGGGTCGCCGCCGCCTATGCCGGGGCCGACCTGATCCCCTGCCTCAGCCTCGGCTGGACGCCGTTCGAGGCCGAACGCCAGAACCGCCAGACGGTCGACGGCAAGGGCGGCGCGAAACCCGAATACGCCACTCGCCTGCGCGTGCGGGCCGAGGCGCAGGTCGAGGCCGCGGGCGGCGGTGCCGCCGGCACCGCGCCCTTCTACGATGCGCTGCTGCGGGCCTGCGGATTTGCCGCCACCGTCACCGCCGCGACCAGCGTGGTCTACAAGCCGGTCAGCGCGCCCGCCGCCCAGGAGCGCGCCACGCTGGTCGGCGGCTATGGCGGCAGCCAGGCCGCACCCGGTGCCGCGGGCGACTGGCTGCAGGAGGTGCTGGACGCAATGGGCACGCTGGCCTTCAGCGCCACCGAGGGGCAGCTGCCCAGCTTCACCGCCACGCTGACCGGGATCTACGGCGCGCCGGTGGCGCGATCGGCGATCGCGGGGAGTGCGCCGCTCGACCTCGGCACGCTGGCCGCGGCTGGCTACCGCGAGACGACGCCGATCAGCTATGCCGACACGTCGTTCAGCTTTGGCGGTGCGGCCCTGAAACTGCGCGAGCTGAGCTTCTCCGACACCGGCGCCATCAACTACAACGACCGGCCGAACGACATCGGCACCCGGCGCGGCCCGCGGCTGATCACCGGGCGGATGGTGGTCACCGCCCCGGCGCTGGGCACCTTCAACTACTTCACCAGCGCCTCGGCCGGGACGACCCATGTGCTGGACTTCGGCCACCGGTCGACCGCCGGCGAGATCCTGGAGATCGACGCGCCGAAGGTGCAGGCGGTGCTGACCGACCTGGGCGAGGACAACGACGAGGCGACCGCCACCTTCGACCTGCGGTTCCTGCCGAATGCCGGCGACGACGAGCTGGTCATCACCATCCGCTGATCCGGGAGACCCCTGCCATGGCCAAGTTCACCTTCACCCGCGAGCCCGTCGTCGACTGGCCGGTCACCGTCCAGGTGCCGACCCAGCGTGGCGTCGAGGCGCAGACCTTCACCGCCCGCTTCCGCATCCTGCCGATGGCCGACCGGCAGGAGATCGGCGACATCAAAGCGCTGATGGCCCGCGCCTGGGTGGGCTGGGGCGCGGACCTGCTGGATGCCGACGGCGCGCCGCTGGCGTTCTCGGATGGCGTCCGCGACGAGCTGATGGGCTATGACTACATCGTCACCGCCGTCAGCCGCGCCTATGCCCGGGCCTGCATGGGGGTCGAGGAAAAAAACTGACCGAGGTCGCCCGGGCATTGTTCGCCCGGGCGGCCCGACCCACCGGCGGGCTGGCGGCCGAGGCCGCCGCCTGGGGCTTTACCCCCGAGGCCGTCGCGGCCCTGAGCGCCGCCCCTGACCCCGACATCGTCGAATGCTTCCCGTGGTTCGAGACCGCCGTCAGGTGGTTCTGTGCGGTGGCCGGCCAGTGGCGGGCCGACATGGGCGGGCGCGTCGCGCTCGACTATGCCGCCGCCGAGGCCGCGGCCCGGATGATGGGGATCGACGTGACGCCCGACAGTTTCGCCACGCTGCGCCGCCTCGAGCGCCTGGCCATCGCCGAGATGGCGAGGGCGCGATGACGCTGCGCACCTCGGTCCGCGTCGATGGCGACGCGCGCGGCCTGCGCGCCGAGCTGGAGCGGCTGCAGCGCGAGCTGGCCGAGGTCCGCAAGGCGCTGGGCCAGACCGGCCGCGGCGCCGAGGGGGCCGCCCGCGATCTCGACCGGATGGAGCGCGAGAGCCAGCAGGCCACCCGCGCCACCCGCGACCTGACCGGTGCGCAGGGCGGGCTGGGCTCGGCGCTCGGCACCCTCAAGAACATCCTGCTGGGGCTGGGCGTCGCGCAGCTGGCGCGCGAGATCGTGACGGTCGGAACGGCAGCGCAATCCGTTGAGGCGCGGTTCATCGGCGCGACCGGCAGCGTCTCGGGCATGAAGTCGGCGATGGCATTCGCCGCGGCCGAGGCCGACCGTCTGGGCCTGAACCTCACCGCGACCGAGCAACAGCTGTCGTCGTTGCTGGCCGCGACCCGGGGCACGGCGCTGGAGGATCAGGCGCGCGATCTGTTCAGTGGCGTCGCCGAGGTCGGGGCTGCCATGCAGCTGTCGGCTGAGAGCATCGACGGCGTGTTCCTCGCGATGACCCAGATCATCTCGAAGGGCCGGGTGCAGGGCGAAGAGCAGCTGCAGCTCGCAGAGCGGCTCCCGGGGTTCCTTCAGGTCGCCGCACGCGCAATGGGCGTGACCACGGCCGAACTCGGCAAGCTGACCGAGGCCGGCAAGCTGCTGCCGGAAGTGTTCCTGCCCAAGGTCATCGCCCAATACGTGGAGGAGTTCGGCGGAGCGGTCGCGGAGGCGGCGAAGGCGCCGCAGGCCGAGTTCAACCGGTTCAACAACGCGCTGACCGAGCTGGGCCGCAGCGCCACGTCAAGCGGCTTCCTCGACGGGATCACCGAAGCCGTGGTCGGGCTGACCGCGGCGATCAAGGACCCGGAGTTCCGCGAGGCCGCAAGCGCCGTCGGCGCCGCACTGGGCGACGGGCTGAGCTTTGCGGTCGAGAATGCCGACGACCTGACGCTGGCGCTGGGCGGGCTGGTGGCGCTGCAGTTCAGCCGGATCGTCGGCGGCTGGGCGACGGCGCTGCTGGCGTCCTCGGCCGCCACGGCCCTGCTGACCGGTCAGATCACGGCTGCGGGTGCCGCGGCAGGTGTGTTCCGGGCTGCGCTTGGCTTCCTGGGCGGACCGCTGGGGATCGTCGCGACCATCGGCGCCGGGGCCGCGGCCTGGGTGCTGCTGGGCGACAGTGCCGAGGCGGCAGCGCAGCGGACGGAAGAAGCCTTCGCCGAGGCCGAAAGGGCCGGGACCGATCTGGCCTCGGCGCAAAAGGCCTATGCCGACGCGATCGCCGAGACCGCCGGCAAGCAGAAGACGGCGACCGACAGCATCGTCGCCGACACCCGGCGCGAGCTGGAGATCAAGACAAAGCTGGCGCTGTTCGAGCTGAAGCGGCTGGGGTCCGAGGCTGGCGAACTGGCCCCGCGCCAGCGTGAAGCCGAGACCTTGCTGGAAAGCGCGCGGAAGTCGCGCAGGTCGTTTGGGCCGACATTCGATCCTCTCGTCGCCGAGCGGGAGGAGCAGGTGCTGCTGGCTGAGCAGGCGCAGATCGACGCCGACAAGCGGATCAGATCGCTGGCCGACGCGATCAGGACGGCCCAGGCAGCGCTGGCCGGCAGTGCCGGCACGCCGCCACCGAAGAATAAGAAAGATGACAAGGACGAGCCCAAGGGCAGGTCGAAGCGCGACATCGTCGCGGATCTGGAGGCCGAGCTGGCGGCGCGGCGCCGGCTGGTCTCGGCGCGGGCCGAGGGCGAGGCCGCGACCCGGGCGGCGCTGGTGCTGGCCGAGCAGGAGCAGGCGCTGCGCCGGGCCGGCCTGACGCTGGCCGACCTGGAGGGCGGGAAGAACCAGGCGCGGGCGCAGACCATCGCCGGGCTGTCCCGGCAGCTCTACGAGGTGGCCGAGGCCGAGACCGCGGCGCAGGAGGTCACCCGCGCCCATGCCGAGGTGTTCGGCGAGAGCTTCCGCAAGCAGGAGGCCGATCTCCGCCGCTGGCGCGACGAGACGCTGCGGGCGCTGGGCGGCGCCGGCGCCGGCTACGAGGCGCTGGCAGCCCAGGTCGAGGACGTGTTCCAGACCCGGCTGAAAAGCGCCTATGACGCGGATCTGGAAAGCCGCACCGACTGGCAGGCCGGTGTCGAGCGCGGCCTGGCCGATGTGCTGGGCGAGCACCAGACCATGGCCGATCTGGCCGAGGAGGCGGTGACCACCGCCTTCCGGTCGATGGAGGATGCCTTCGTCGAGCTGGCCACCACCGGCAAGGTCACCACGAAGGACCTGGTGGATTTCGTGCTGCGGCAGTTGTTCCGGATGGCGCAGCAGGCGGCGGTCAGCTTCGCCACCGGCGGCGACGGCGGCGTGCTGGGCAAGCTGCTGGGCGGGATCGTCGGGGCCATCGGCGGGGCTGTCGGCGGTGGCGGCGGCGTGTCGCTGTCGAGCTCGGTCGCGACCGTCTCGGCCCCGTCCTTCGGGGTCTCGGGCCTCTACCACGGCGGCGGCATCGTGGGCCGGCCCGCAATGACCCGGCTGGTGGATCCGGCGGTGTTCGGCGCCGCGCCGCGGCTGCACACCGGCGGGCTGCTGCCGGGCGAGCGGCCGGCGATCATGCTGGAGGACGAGCGGGTGCTGACCGAGGCGCAGCAGGCCAACACCGCCCGCACGCTGAGCGCGCTGGCGGCGATGGCGGGCGGCGGCGCCTCGGCCGGGCCGCGCGTCACCGTCAACCTGATCGGCGCGCCGGAGGGCACCGAGGTGCAGCAGGGCGGATCCGGCGACGACCTGACGCTGGACATCATCCTCGGCCCCATCGAGCAGGGGCTGGCACAGCGGGTCGGTCAGGGCCGCGGGCCGCTGTCCGGCGCCATCCAGGGCCGGTTCGGCCTCAGGCCGAAGGGGGCGATCTGATGGCCGACACCGCCTGGCCCATCGCCAGCTTCAAGCCGCAGCTGACCAGCTGGCAGATGCGCCCGCCCGAGATGCTGAGGCGCAGCGAGTTCGACGACGGCGAGGACCGGGTGCGCCGCACCGGGTCGTTCCGGCCCTACACCTTCCAGGTGACCGTGCATGTCACGATGGCCGAGATCGCCGTGTTCCGCGCCTGGTTCGAGAGCGAGCTCGACTATGGCCGCAACTGGTTCGACCTGTCGGCGCTGATCGACGGCAGCTACCAGGCCGTCGAGGCCCGGCTGGTGCCCCAGAACGGCGCGCCCTGGACCCTGCGGCTGGTGGACGAGGTCTATGCGGCGCTGAGCTTCGGCTACGAGGTGCGGATCGGCACCGCCATCAAGGCGCTGGCGCCGAAGCCGGTCACGGTGTCGGGGAGCATCAGCACCATACCGGCCATCCCCGGGATCGATCTGTTCAGCCTGTCGCTGCCCGACGGCACCGTTCTGGCGGCACGGTCGGGTGACCCGATCACGGCGGCGGCGCTGGTCGCGACCGGGACCGGTTGGGACCTGCCTTCGACGCAGGTCGACGTGCCCACCGGCACCCTGTCGCTGCTGGTTGTCATCGGCGCCGATCTGGATGCGGACGAGACAGTCGGGGCGCTGGAGCGGATCCGCCTGACCGTGCCGATCAGCGCCGATGCCGCAACATTTACCGCCGATCTGGCGGGAGACCAGGCAATTCCCGGCGGCGCGGCCCGCGTGACGACATCCAGCGGGGTTCGGGTGCTGGGCGGCGCCCTGGCGGGCGCGATCCGCCGCGTGGCAACAGGAGGATAGGATGGCAGATTTCACCATCGGGCAGCTGCCGGCTGCATCGGCGCTGACCGGGACCGAGCTGGTCGAGTACCAGCAGGGCGGCGAGAGCCGGCAGGGGGCGATCTCGGTTCTGCGGGATTGGGTGCTGTCGGGCGGGGGGCGGTTCCTGACCGGGATCACCGCGCCCGGGGGCGGCGACGGCAGCAACGGCGACGTCTGGCTCGACACCGCCGCAAATACGATCTACGGCCCGAAGGCCGAAGGCGCCTGGCCGGCAGGTGTGTCGCTGGTCGGCCCCGCCGGCCCCGCCGGATCCGGCGGCCTGGCCGAGGGCGAGATCACCCTGTCGCGCGTGCCGTCGGGCGTCAGCGAGGGCCGGGTGATCGTGGCCCCCGGCACCGGCGCGGACTGGGACGTGCTGATCCGCGAGATCGGCAACGTGATCCACGTCCCGGGCGACGCGACGCACCCCTACCGGATGTTCTACTCCGGATCTCCCGACCCTTACACCGGCACCAATGTCGGGATCGGCTGGGCGTCCTCGACCGACGGGATCACCTGGACCAAGCAGGGGCAGCTGACGCTCGGCCGCGCGGCCGAGGACCCCTATGCCGTCCTCGTTGGCGGCACGGTCTACCTCTACGTCGAGGACAAGGCGGACGTGCCGTTCCGCAACATCCGGCTCTACACCTCGACCGACATGGCGACCTGGACGGACGAGGGCGACGTGCTCGACATCGGCACCGGGTGGGAGGCGCAGGACGTCTCCTCGCCGGTGGTGTGGGTCGAGGACGGGACCTGGCACATGCTCTACGAGGGGCGCAGCGCCGACAACTGGGGCGCGGTCGGCCACGCCACCTCGGCCGACGGCATCGCCTGGGTGAAGGACGCCAGCAACCCGGTGCTGACCGGCGACAACCCCGCTGCCGGGTTCACCGACCCGGAGCTGCGCTGGGCGCGCGCCGTCGTCCCCGACGACATCTGCAAGGTCGATGGCGTCTACATCCTGACGGGTCATGCCCTGGTCGCCCGCGGCGGCGCCTTGCAGGCAGTCCAGAACGGCTGGTTCGCCTGCGTCGCGACCTCGCGCGACCTGCTGGTCTGGGAGGATGCGGTCCAGCACCCGATCAGCGTGCCGGGCAACGAGGGCATCATGCTGCTGCCCGGCCGCGACCGGGCCGCCTATGTGCCCGTCTCCGGCGGCATCGCCGAGGGCAACACCGCCGGTGCCCCGCTGGTCAGCGTGATCCTGCGGGAAGGCACGACGCAGACCGGCTTCACCTCCGGCAGCTATCAGAAGAAGGTGTTCGAGCGGCCGCTCACGTCGGTCGGCTCGGCCTGGGACGAGGCCACGCACACCTTCACGGCCCCGCGCTCCGGCCTCTACCAGTTCATCTACACCCAGTCCTTCAGCCCCAGCAGCACGGGCCGGCTGTCCGTGCGGTTCAGCTTCCCCAGCCTCGGCATCTTCGGGTCCGGCTTCAGCGGCGACTTCGGCTTCGGGACCGCGGCAGTCCTTGCCACCGCCAACACCGCGATCTGGCTGGCTGCGGGCGAGACGGCCTGCTTCGAGGCCTACGCCCAGAACGGTGTCGTCAGCAACGGCCTGGGGCCTGCCGACGCATCGATCATCCAGCTGATGTGAGGGTCGCCTGATGACCGATGTCGCGGCCGAGATCCTGCAGTCCTATGCCTATGCGACCGACGAGGTCGAGATCGCCACGGCCGAGTTCCGGCACAGCCTGCTGAGCCATCCGGAGACCGGCGCCGTGGGCGCGATCCGGATCGCCAGCGCCTTCATCCCCCCGGCCGATCTGGAGCGCGAGCCGTATTTCCGCGCGCGCCTCGAGGCGGATGCGCCGATCGATGCCGGCCAGGTGGTGCAGTTCGTGCGCGCGCCCTTCACCATCGAGCGGCCGGAGCGCGGCGGCGCGCCGGTGCCGCGCTTCGAGATGCGGGTGGTCAATGCCGATGCGCGCATCGGCGAGGCGCTGATCGCCGCCAGCAAGACCGACGAGCCGGTCGCCCTGACGATCCGCGTCTTCACCGCCGGCACCTGGAACAGCGGCCTGCCCGAGGTGCTGGGCGGCTTCGAGCTGGTCGAGCCGGAGATCGACGACTTCTACGTCCGCGTCCGGGCGCAGGGGCCGGATGTGGGCAACATCGCCTTTCACAGGATCTATTATGACCGCCGATTTCCGCTTCTCGGGCTCTGAACCCTGGGCCGATCTGATCGGCACGCCCTGGGCGCCCGGCGCGCAGGGGCCGGATGCCTTCGACTGCTGGGCCTGGACCGGCCATGTGCAGCGCCGCTTCTTCGGCCGCGAGCTGCCGGCGCTGTCGGACTATGGCCGCCCGGCGCTGCGGAGCATGGCCGGCCTGCGGCGGAGCTGGCGCCGGGCCGACCGGCCGGCCCATGGCGACATCGTCGAGATGCGCCGCCACGGCCGTGCCCACCATGTCGGCGTCTGGCTGGAGGCCGACCGCGGCGGGGTGCTGCATTGCCAGAAGGGTGCCGGGGTGTGCTTCGACGCGCTCGATGCCATCGGCCATCTGGGCTGGCGGCCGGCGTTCTGGACCCCCGGCGCGGCCGAGGCGCCGATGGCCGGGGACCGGCCCGCGGCCGTCTACATCGCGGCTATCGACCCGCTGATCGACGGCACCGGGGCCGGCGCCGATGTCGCGGCCCTGCTGGCTGCGCATCGGGCGATCCCGCTGGAGATGACCCCGGGAGAGACGGTGGCCGCGGTGCTGGCGCGCGCCGGTCTGGGCGGCGCGGCGGTGATCTGCCTGGTGCGGCCCGCCGATGCGCCGGTGCCGGACGGGGCGCTTGAGGCCGACCCGGCCGAAGGGCTGACGGCGCTGGGGCTGGTGCCGCGGGCCGACTGGGCCAGCCGGCGGATCGGCGCGGGCGAGCGGCTGATCGTGCAGCAGGTGCCGATGGGCGGCGAGGGCGGATCGGATCCGCTGCGCCTGATCCTGACCATCGTGGTGATCGTGATCGCCACGGTGGTGACCGCGGGCTATGGCGCGGCGCTGGGTGCATCCCTCGGGATCGGCGCGACCGCGGGCAGCTCTTTGGCATTTGCCGCAGTCTCGCTTGTCGGGCAGTTCGCGATTTCGGCCCTGCTGCCGCCGCCGTCGCCCGACGGGCTGCGCGGGCAGCTGACCGATGACGCGAGCCCGACCTACAGCGCCGGCGCGCAGGGTTCCGTCGCCCGGCCCGGCGCGCCGGTCCCGGTCAGCTTCGGCCGGCACATCCACCTGCTGGACGATGCAGCGCCGCCCTACAGCCGGTTCATCGACCAGGTTCAGGTGATCCACCAGCTGCTGGCGCTGGGTCCGGGCGAGCACGAGATCGAGGAGATCCT